CGTGTGACATATGTACAATGTGCAAGTGCAATTGATGAAAATTGTAACCGACATAAAAATTCCTACAAGGGGCCAACCCCTGCAGTAAAAAACTATCGATATATTATCAAAAACTGCAGAGCTGATGCTCCTTGCAACGACTTCTATAAAAAGAAGCCGCTCTACCCGGCACAGGGTAGACTAACGCTCTTAAATATTTTAAAACCCAAGAGCAGGGTTTGTTTTACGTATAAATAAAAGGCGCCCCTTTTGTGTGCTCATTAATATTTTTTAACCCATGAGCTGGGTTTATAACTACGCCTCGATCATAATTTCATTGCGATAAATGATTGGGCAACCTGTGAAAAAGAAGAAAGTAAAATCTTCTCCCACAGACTTCCATGATCGGATGATTGCTTGCGTAGCTGGCAATTCAGGAGATGCCAAATTTGGATTGTACAAAACGGTATCAACTTGAGCAGAATGACACCCATTAGCAAATGATGCACTAGGCATCCTTGCGGGTGAAAAGCGGATACCATTATAATATGGTACTTCTACTTCAATTGTATCATTGATTCCAATGTTCGTGGTGGCTGCTCCACCAGACGAAAAATGACCGTTTGCAAACGTTAATCTCTTAGTAGCAGTTGCAGGATCCGCAAGTGCGGAACTAACTTCTACATATCTTTGATCACTTGTGTAACCAATTCGAGAAACGATTGGATTAGTATCGGTGTTACCACCAAACAAGTACTTTGTTCGAGTACTGCCTCGCCATCCTGAATAGCAAGGACTAAACCATTGGGCAAATGTTGGAATGGTAATGTTGCACGGGTTTCCGTCCACCGTGTCAACCCCTTGAGGGTCCCATCCCGGCCATAAGCCAAGGCCTTTGTCTTTGATTTTCAACAACTTAGTATTAAAAGTTGCCGAAGAAGATCGTACGTCTGTGCGATGCAAGACATACCTCCGATTCAGCTCCCTAATTGACTTAGGAGCTTCACCAAAGAAGACATTCATGGTCTGATCCATTACTGCGGAAGTTTTCGCAATGGGAGCGATAGGATCAGGGTTGGTTGGAGCATCAGTAGCTCCTTCCGAAGTGCCAGCAATTGCCGCTCCATCTACGATCCCTGATTGGGGTACGAACTGAGCCGGCGCTGCCGTAGGCCAAAGGCCATATTGTTTCATCTTATTAGTAGACACTTCTCCAAATTTCAAATCGTCACATGCCGAGACAAAGACGTTGAATTGAATTGGTGAATCAATAGATGGGGATACGAGACTGTTCACGACAGCAACTTCTAGTACCCCATTATATTGTCCAGTTGTGTTATTAAGTAATCTTGTCGTATTACTATAAAACGTTTCTGTGGTATTCATGTTCCCACAGGTTAAAAATGGAGCTGATTGGCCCCATCCCACGCATATTTCGAAGTCATCACATTTAGCGAGATCGATTACCCTACTGTAAACAGTATTATATTGGATATTTGCATCGTTAGCTCGCGGATCCCACCTTAGTAGGATCTTTCCCTTGTGAAAGTTTGATTTAACAGCTTGGAATCTATACTTGATAGAACCTTGCCATTTCTCGAACACCGTTGACATGTAAGCCATTGGTGTCGGATGAATCTCTTCGTTATTAACCCCGAACAATAAGGGTGTGACGCGTGTATTCCATAACAAGGCATCTGGGCCCTGCACGGTATTCATCGTGAACTGTGTTAGATAAGATTCCCTCTGACAAAAGCGAGAGATATCCATTTGATCTTCTCCGTCCAGACCGACGGTTCTTGAATCAATTGTAAGTTCTTGTTTTGAGTCTAAAGATAATTTCATAACAGCATCGGCAGCGTCCGTATTGGACATATTGCCTGTGGGTGTAGGCTTTTGCTGTACGATATCCGTGACTATTGGGGGCCGAGAATAACCCCAATGAGTAGCTAAGGACCCAACACCTTTTGCTACCATCTCAGTTGCACGCGCATATGGAGCGATTGCTGGAACACTTTTTAATTGTCCAGCGGCGTGTGCTACTGCCGAAGCGGGACCGGACACAATGCCCTTTCCGTATTCGTCTCCCGAATTCATCATACCTGATTGCGGCGTATAGTTGGCCGCAGTAAGGGTAGTCTGTGACGTTGGCATGGTTAACACAACGTTAGACGCCCAAGCGTATACAGTGATAGTTACGGGATCATCTCCTTCATTAGAGTGTTGCAAAGGTTGCATTGACTTAATAGTCATTTCGCCAATGTCACTCCTATCAGTTTCACTGAGAGATATGTAGTTCTTTGGCCAAAAGAATGGTAAATCCAATTGGCCTCCTGAGTTGTTTGTTGGGTTCAGGAAAAAATGTGGCTTTTGTGATGCACCAATCAAGTCAACCGCTAAAAAATTGCGTTCGACTGTCAAGTCATCAAATCCATAATACGGATTATAGGAGACCAAACTCCTACCGTAATGAAAACCAGTTCCAGAAATAATAATCTTTACGTGCAATTGGCTTCTGTACAATTCAAAATTAGCTATTTTTTCAGCAACGCGTGGATCGTTAAGGAACAATTCCCATGGATTAAAGCGCTCGAAGAAAGGTTGGCTAACAGACCATTGATATTCTTTGATACGGGTGGGTCTTCCAAGAAACGAACCTAAAGAAGCATCCGAAGTGCTACTCAAGTTCATTGTAGGATCCCAACCGGCGCCAATGGATGAGGTCCAACCAGCATCCTGCTCCTCAAAATTGGTAATTTGCGCGGTAAAATTCGCAACTCCTTCTTCTTGAATAACCCCCAGTGAACCAGACTGGGGTGTATATTGTGAACGGTTTTTAGAGACCGCTCGCTCTGTAATAAAATTTGTAAAATTCGTAATGCGATTTGTTGATAAGGGTCAGCTACATGCATTATTGCAACTGCCTATTTGCATTTTGTTTGTGGGGCTAATAACCACTCCCGCTAAATAACGGGAAGCATGTTCGCTTCATTCTTGAAATATCAAAGCAGTCCGCGCATTAGGAAATGTTGAACCTAATGTCTACGTCTGTAATCAGTGATAAATTTCCCATTTTGGTTTCTCCTTAGAGTCACGATGACATTGGGTAACGTCCCCAGGCAGTTTAAAGACATACCGGTCCGGTATCCTCTACACCCTAATTGGTGCAGAATCAAGTAGTTGAGCGTATTTTTCAGGGAATTTGGGTTCCCCAATCACCTCAACAATTGTGTATCCATACTCAGTATAGGTTAAACCATACACCGTAAGGTCAGGACGCACAACAGCCAGAGCATTGGCATACTTGATAGCTTGTTCGACTACTTGTTTGGTATAACAGCTGTTTCTTCCAATAACGCGCTTGCATTCGATTACAATTGCGACTTCATTGTCCATATATAGAAGGTCTCCCCTCCCTATATTGTCCAAAATAATGGAATATTCCATAGCTGTTGGTTTACCTAAATCACAGATGACGCGTCGTAGAAGCTCATCTTCCTGAGTGATTGCCTGCGGGATCGTAATCTCGCTGATATCAGAATTTTCATCGTCATCAAGGCAACTGTAGCCATATGAATCCGCTTCTAATGAGAAGTGACTCAATTCGTGTAGTCTTTCGTTGATCAATTCGAGTTTTCTAAATGCATTTGCATCACTTGGTGTATGCATGACCTGATGTTTTAACATCAGAAGATCTTGTAGATCCCGTGTGTTCACGTTCATCTTATTGCACCAAGCATCTTGATCAAATCTCTTACCCGCTTGGGGTTTATATTTCAACTTCCATTCCTCTACACGGGAATCATAGTCCTGATCGAGTGTCCTGCAGGGCAGCTCACACTCAGCAGCAATTTGCTGCATCTGTGCGCGCCTGTGCTCGAACACCTCGCGTCCGTGAAAAAACCATTCACGCAACGCGCCATCTACGTTTTGCGTACACACCTCCAGGGGTGTCACTTGCTTGGATCTGAGGATACTGTGGAGAGACTTGAAAATTGATTCCTCTTCCAACATTCCAACGTAATGTCCCAACTCTTCCGAATACCTATTCTTGCGCTTCAAAAAATCTGCGTCATAACGGTTTAGGAATGGGATGGGTGCCGACTCTTTGTCCGGCATTGTGAATTTCATGTCATGGTCCGCTAAGTAATTAGCCATTTGTACGTGGTTGAACCTATCGTACCCTCTCCTCACTGAACCATAAGCATCATCGCCATACGTTTCGAGAGCCATAAGGTCCCTAGCGTTGGCTGGTCTTCCCAGGCCCAACTCTTTTCCAATCGCAACCATTTGCGACTTGGGATAGGCATCAAAAAATGCGAGCCTATGTAAAATAGAGTTGACGATGCTGTTAATATATACCGTCATGTTCTGACCAGAGGGATTTGTTCCCAAAAATCGGATCAGGGTGCCATTGTAAGCAACCAAAGGAGTGCACACTTCGTGCGCCAAAACGTTCATACGTTGAATATCCTTGGCGGTATAATTTCCTGACCACTTCGCAATCCGTATCATAACGGAAAAAGCTGCGAGTGTCAGCTGCGCGGGCATTCTCAAGTCGTACTTGGAATAATCCCCAGCAATAATACGGTCGTCACCAAATTGGGCCATAAAACGAGATAATTCATCCCACTCCGGGCCATGAGCGTTGATCCCTACTGCACATTCAGAAATTAAGGGATGTAATGACAAAAACCGTGCGACAGGCAAAAAGTACATCCGAATCAAATACTGCAGCGCCAGTGGTGCTGCTTGAAATACTCTTACCTTGTCTTTAGTCCTTTTTGTTGGTTCATCTTTGAGAGATGCACCGAAGATCAAATTGGGATGTTCACCAGCATCTATGAGGGCAGTTACGCGCTCAATTTCAGCTAAAATTTCTGGGGTGAATTCCCGAGGACAGTGATGGCTGTCCGTTGGTTCTAGATCAAACATGTGATTGGACTTCGGTCCCCCAATGGGGTAACCTATTGATGTTTTAGTGACCATCGCGTCTATGAATCTTTTGCCCTCAACTCCGGAAATGGTTTCCTGGTGAGTAAGAGGGACAAGTTCTTTGGAATATTCAACTGGATCAGAGTCGAATACCTTCTTTAAACCGCCAATATAATCATCAACGGCAATATCAACTTCAGCTGGATCGAAGCCGATAGAAGGTTTAGAACATACTTCCAGAGATTCATACCATGGACGCCATTTACGTTGGTCTGTCTTACCATCATCCCTCACAACAGGAGAGACGAATTGGGGAGGACCATACACGTTAGGCACACCAGTAATTCTTTCCACAACGGAAGAGATTGGTGTCTCCATGACAGAAGAGCTAGTTGAAGAGCGTCCTGTTACGGTTCCGTAAGGGATCACTGCTGCTTCTCCTGTGATAAAATTTGTGGGACATTTGTAATGAATATCCCCACTAATGGCATAATTGCGACCTAGCATGCTATCGTCAATATCCCTTGCTTGTGGTGCTGGGACAAACGCTTCACTCATATTTTCTAATTCGTGAATAGCCATGCGTAATTGTGGTGCTGTAATAGCAAAACCACATCCTTTATTAGTTCCGGTGACGCCTCCAATATGAAATCCTAGAATTTTGCATTCTTTGGAATCAGAGACTATAGCGGACATGCACATACCTTCAAAAGTCTTCATGCCTAATAAATCATAAAATGCACCTGGAAAAGTTTCTGCTCCATTATGTGCGTCATTAGTGTGGTGCCACCATGTTTTGGCAGCAAAACGTGTCTGATCTTCGCGGAGTCCATGCACGCAAGCCATAATAGGCCGCGTGACAAAATCTTCCTCGAAGTGCTTCAACATATCCTTCGAAGGACACGCATTTGGAGCATAAATCAGAGCTGCGTCTGTGTTGGGTAACTTGTAACTCATCTTTGGATTGACAAGCGTCTTGAGTGTACCATTTTTGTTTGTGATCTTAACAACCGATGTTTCCCTAGGCAGTAAATGGCCTGGGATTAGAATGCATTTCGATTTGACAAAGAAACCGCCACTGAAGTGCCCATTAATGTCAATAAGACACTGAGCAGTACTGAGGGAGTTTGCGGCTCTTGTTTGATCACTAAAGCTACCGATATTCGACATTGGTTTGTACTCTGGAACGACCCATGCGTTGGTCTCCTTAT